ACTGTTCCATATTGCTCATAGGCATACCGGATTGATTCGATGTCGGTGCATTCCTCATGTCTGTCGGCTGATTACCCGATGTTAAGCCTCCCTGCTCCGGTGGTACATACTTCTCATCCAGCAGATAATTTTTATAATCAGGGAAATTATCACCCAGCAAGTCAAACGCTTTCGATAACAAATAATTCAGTAAAGCTGCCGTGCGAGGATTCGGCACATTGGAAACTCTTCCAAGCATTTGGTCAATCAAAGCAATTTTGCGGTATTTATTGTAATCTGTTTCAATATTCTGTGACAATGGTGTATAAGAATAATCCGCTTCCGAGTCGAACTCATAGGCATCCTCACCCATAACCTGTAACGCCGTTTCCGGTCTCATGTATTGATATGACATATTGAGTATCATCTGATATAAGTCTATGAGGAATGTGTATTCAAATGTAAGGTCAGTGAAGTTATCTCTTAGGTTTGCCCTGTTATCAGCCCCTACAACTGCCGTAGCTGTGGTAGACGAGTTCTCCGGCACATCACCCATAGTCGTAGGGAATTTAGCTGAAATCTGGTGCATGGAGTTCTTTATCATTGCTATCTGATTCAGTGCCCCACCTATATCGTCCTTAATGAGGAGTTCTCGTAAATCAGATGCAGGGTCTTCTACTTCCATGACATGCTCAGGCTCGAAGTATATGGTCTGATTATCTTCCATCGCATATTTACGGCCTATCAATGTCGGCATAGTGGCAAGTTTAACTCTGTCATTGGATAAGTTGAATGTATCATTTAAGGCAATCTGCAATTCTCTCAGATACTTGCCATCTGATAAGCCGCTATCCTTTGTAGGATGGATGTAGCACCAACCTCTAATAACCGGCCTATAATGATTCCCTTTTGCATCCTTGTAAGGGCATAACTGAAAACGTACCATGACTCTGGTTGTACCGATTACGGCAAATGTTATAATAGTTTCAAGTAGTACCGCATCGTCAGATAACATGTTCAAGGTATCGTATGCAGGTTTGACTGATATTGGATCGCCATTCTCGTCACGTTCCGTCACCTTACACCACATCTTACCAAATCGTTCCAATACATCAAACTGTTTCGATACGGGTTTACCATCTTTCTGTTTCTTATCATCTTTGTTATATGTTTCCTGAGATGTTTGTGTCTCCTGTGCTGAACCATTACCTTTGAGTAACTCTTTGACAACATCAAGGTTGATATAGTTGTTGGCATCTGCCTTTGCAAGTAAATCCTCATAAGTTTTCTCAGACCTGATAATGACAGCGTTTTTCTCCTGTATCGAGTATGAATACTCGTTTGTAGTAAAGACATTCCGGGGATCAATTATCTCGTAATTGAATCTGTCCTTTACAATCTTCTCGCCATAAATAGGTTTAGGTGAAGTAATGAGGTTGCCATTTTCATCCTGACTATATGAAGACTGATAGCCGGTAATGACTTGCTTTACTTCCTGATCCCACCAGCAAACCGCATACACCTGGCCGGCAAGGGCATTGATAAGTCGCCCTCTGATGTATTTATGGTAATGAAATATATCTTTCTGATTCAAGGTCTTATTGATTAACTTCTTTGCGCCACGCGCTTTCACTATGTCTTTAGGGTTATCTCCTTCGAGTTTCACTTCGATAAAGTCACGGGTCTTGAAATATTGGTTCGCCCAACCACCGGCAGCAGTCATAAGGATAGATGGAAATTCAGGTAGAAATATGTCACTGACCCAATCTACCGACTTTTCACTTCTGACGCACTCTAACATATCTATCGCGGCGTCAAAGTCGTTATTTTCAACAACTTTATTGTTACTTGATGCCTTATACTCATTATCAATAATAATAGATGCTAAGTGATTTTCTATATTAATATCATAAAAGTGTTTGTCATCCATTATTGACCTCAATTATTTTGGCATGTTTGGTTAAGTTATCATGTGCCCACAATGGTTGAAGATTAGTTAATGTCCAACATTTTCTAAATTCATCATCATCGTATGAATGATACTTAAATGATGATATTGGTTTTTTATGGTCTATATGCCATTTACCTTGATTATCCCAGTTCATTCCATCTTTGAAATTATTTTCTAAATGTACCATCAATTGACTCAAGGTATATCCAACTATATCCTCCCAATGTCTACCTTCCTTTTTCCCTTTTAAACTTGCATGAATTGCCCCTCTAATTAAATGGTTTAATCTATATTTATTATCTGTTTTATATCTCCTACAATGTAACTTTTTATGGTATTCCCTATATATTTCTATATGCTTTTTCCTCTCCTTTTCTTTTATTATCTTTACTTTGTCAGGATTATTCTTAGCCCACAATCTTTGATATATCTTCTTATTTTCTTTGTTCGCAGAATAATGTTTTCTTTGAATTTCCTTTCTCTTCTCTGGATTTGCCTTAACCCATTCCTTACTGAGTTGATGCGATATTGCTTTATTATTCATATACCATTCCATGGCTTTTTGTTTTGAATGTTCAGAATTATTTTTGTATCTTGTTTTACTTCTTTCGCTAAGACATATCTTACATTCATTCCTATATCCATCAAGGCTACTATGTCTTTCATAGTAAGCAGATATAGCTTTAATATCGCCACATATACTACACTGTTTATCTTCCATGCGCCTCCCTCTGGAAGTAATGTTTATGCTGTGTATCCCTATCCTTTAAAAGTTGTTCCTTATATCTGCCAGTAGAGAACGCCGGATGTTTAAATAGTGCTTCTACTGCCATAGGAAAATGAGAGAACCGTTGCTGTGGTCTATCCTTCTCATCCTTTGTCAATAGTGCCTCTCTGCTATTCCACTCCTCTTTCCGCCAGTTTTTGAACGATTCCTTTGTCTTATGACAATTATCCAGTATCCATAATGTTGGCAGATATGTCGCTATGCCGTCCTTTATTACCCTATTATTAAACGGCTTGCCACATAGTTTTGAGTTCCTGAGACGATTCCGTATCTCTTCTCTGCCTCTTGTAGATTTAGTATCCCACGATTGCCAATAACCGCCGGTACATGTGCCTTCTTTCCTGAATTGACTAAACATCCTGTTTAAATCGTCAATAGTTGATAGCCCTGTATTACTCTGTTTCTTTGCCGCCAATGGGTCAATAAGGTTCAAGTAATACTTGTAATCCCTGCTTTTACCTGCAAGTACATGCGCAATCTGTAATGTCACCATTGTTTCAGGCGATGGGTTAAGTTCATCGTAAATAAATACTTCATTTTGCTGACTCATTGTTGCAAACAAACACGCCCAAGGTACATGCTCATGGTAATCTATCGCCCTTGCGTGCATCCAACCATGTGGAACCCATTCGGGAAAATACTGGTTTGATGATATAACGTGAGTACGAACATCGAAGTCTTTAAATATCTGACCAGATGCTTGCCTGAATAATCCGTACCGGCGTATGTCTATAGTATCTTCATCTGCCAATAAATCAAACATTGCATCTATATCTTTCTTGATTAATATCGGATTATCGTCTGTAGCTGCCATAAGAACAGCAATATCTTTACCATCACGAGTCTCTATTTCTGGTACAATTTTATTGTATCTTTTCTTCATTCTATCTCTTACTGCTTCCGTTCTGACATAAAAGGAAGCCTGCTCAAAGAACTCGTCAAATTCAAACCCGACATATTCAGCAGGTGTTAATGTGTAGATTAAGTCTCCATCAGCAGCAAGTAAGCGGGGAAGTTGTTCCTCATAGAATTCTTTAGAGGCGCCCTCATCAATCCACACTGAACATCTTTTCTGGCCGGCCTGAGATTGAGTAGTCTGCCCAAAAGAAGTAAAGTCTATATGAATATCCGGCCCACCTTGAGGGTCGTATATATCTACTACCGGACGCCTTACCGTAATATCTTTTTTGATAAGATGTTTCGGCAGCCATTTCATAAATTCAGGGTACTGAGTATTCCTGACTTCGCCTCCTTCCGAATCTGAGGGAAGCGATTCAGATGCGAAACGATACGTCCGAATAGGATTATCCGGCC